GCAATATATCCGTATGCCGCTTACGTCGGCGCAACAGTTGGCTTAGGCTATCTCGCGCGCTGGGTACTCCAACAAGTACCTTCTGTTCGTTATTTTATGAGCAAGACCCTTGAGCGAAGTGCGAGGCGCCCTGACGTTTTACCAGAGTGCCTGCGCAGCAGGTTTAGTGAGTTGTCCCTTATGACAAACACTCCCTCCCAAAGTTTTCACACCCACCCCATTTCCGCTGCTGACCGCAGTGCGGCATCCCTCTTCATAGACAGGTTTGGTGATAATGTTGGAATTACACCATACTTCGTCCAAATGTCCCGTTCGGATGAGCGCAAAGAGCGCGAAGGCTCTCGGTCGTACTACTGGACTAAAGATCTCAATGTCCAGGCTCGCCCTTTCATTCCCCCTGACAAGTGTCTATTGGCTTTAGTAGATGTAGACCAGTACATCGACATGCCGTCGTTGCTAGCTAATGAGTTCAAACCATGCTTGATTTACACGTTTCAGCCAACACAGGTTGCTGCTATTCGTGAGAATTATAGCTATACCTTTGATGCTAACGACAACGTCCACTACTCTGTCACCGGCGGGGCCAGTTATGACCATCGCGTTTGGAAGTATGGCACTGACCACGTTCTTGTCACGTCCTATGTGTTCGGTTTTGCTATCGGCGCTTCTGCCTATCTTATCGACAGGCGCCCTACCGACGAGGACCATGAACTGATCTTGTTTACACCTGTCGCCCGTTGGTCTTGGAAGACTGCTTGGCTTGCTACCTGGTTGAAAGGCCAACCCCTTGAGCGCTTACGCGTTTGCTGTGAGGGGTTCCTACGCCTTTTTGTCCATCGTAATGACCAGCTCTCCATATCGACGGGCCTACCAGGCAAATATGTCCAAGCCACTATTCCAGCCATTGCCGACGACGCCCTCGCCTCCATCTCACGCACCTCGAAGTTTGACCTGACAATGGCGCAAGCCATGTCCTTCGTCGATGGAGATCGCATTGCAGCGGCCCCGTTACTCGAATACCACCGTTCCCTTGTTACCACGAAACCCGACGTTGTTTACCCTGTTGAATGTGCTGTCCGCCGTTACCAGTTTGAACCTGAATCATATGATCCCGAAGCTAAGCCTACCATGGTGGCCTTTATGCATCCGTTCCTTGACGGCGCTTACGCGCCTGATGCCTGTGCATCCAATGAACGGGCCTGCATAACTGGCCGCGTGGAGTCAGTCAAGACGGAGGTCGAGATGACCCCATTCCTCTACAAGACCATGAAGTAATTCATCACTTTCCTCTTCCCCGTTGCACACTGCTTAGTCCCGGTAGATTATAATGAGGTTTATGAGCGGCAGGCGCGCCCAAGCCAACGTGCAATCCTCGATCAGTCCGCAGGAGTCGAGCCAAACCGTATTATCAACATGTTCATCAAGAAAGAAG